CCACAAGATTTACAGTTTTAACTTCGTAGCCATTCTTGGCTAAGAGATAACCATAGGTTTGAACCTGCCAGATTTGTTGCCTTGATGGAAAGAAATTAAGGTTCTTAATCTTAACAGTTTTCCAATCGACAACAGCACCAGATGATTTAATATAGAGGTCGACATGGGCTTTCATTCCATCTGCTTCGACCTCAGTTTCAACAAGATATTCTTCCTGCTTTGGATCGTGCAATGCAAGAGCCTGTTCTATGGCTCCATGAATTGCAGTACCCATAATAGCAGCAAGCTTTAACTCATTGCTATTGGTCTCAGGTTGTTGATTCAACCTGTACCAAACCTTGCGTGGGCAACCACCAAGTTCTGATGGCCCTACTTGTGTCTGAGTTGATCTACCTCTTGAAGCATCTTTCTTCTTGAGGATATCAATCAACACATCTTTAATTTCCTGCATTGGCTTCTTCTTCCTTTATCTTCATTTGTCTTGCATATTCTTGCCAGTAGAGTCCATAGTAAGCGACATCAAAACTAAATCGCTTCATATGTTGAGCCAATGCACCGGTGTGTGCATCCTCCATTCCTTTAGATACAAAGTACACCCCAGATACGACAGGCCGTGAGATCTTATCGGCAGCATCCCAAAGCTTCTTTAATATGTCTGATGTTAGAACCACATCTGAATCTACCCACAGTAGCCAGTCTGTTCCCACATGATCAGCCCATAGTTCTAGAAGATCCATACGCTGTCTGGCAATCTGATTGCCTTGGACACGAATTGCATTATTAAAAAATATCCCATGCTTTGCAGATGTAAGTGTTGTGTATAGCAAGCCCTCTGTGAACTTGCCATCAGTCATGCCATTGTCACACCAGCCAACAGATAAAGTTTCCTTACTACTATGCGGCATCTACTTGCCACTCCTTCCAATGTGGAATCTTTGCAGTATCAGCTTGGTTAGCCTTCCACGCTTTCCAAGCTTCTCTCTTCTTGTGATCTTCAAGAGACCTTCCATTAACATTAGGCTTCTTGGCTTTGGGTTGCTTTGGGTTCTTCTTGGAAGCTTTACCGTTTCGCCGGTTCGTATTTCTAACACCACTACCCCTGCCTTTCTTGGGCTTGCCCATCTTGTGACCTTTCCTTTTGTAGAACTGTTATTGCGTATTCAAGTCCATCAACTAAACCTTGTTTGTATTCAGTATCAGGTAGTGGTTCTGCCTCTGCAAGCTTCTTGCAAAACTTATCAATGTAAAAATCTTTAAGTAACATTTTGATATCCCTTAATGTAATCCTCTACCAACTTAGAGATCTTCGCTTCTCCATCGACTGGTCGCCATACGATCATTATTCCCGGAAGAATTAGATTCTTTTCTTCTGGTAATGGAACAAGTTGAACCATGCGATCAGCAATGAAGAACCCTTCATGGAACCAATCAACAAGATCTAGCTTGCCCAATAGGTACTGGCTGGATTCATATGCATGATCCCACCAGATAGATATACCACCATCTCTGCCATAAGAAAACCCCATTACCCATGGATGAGGGCGGAGTGAGGAATCAGATAACTCAGCCATCTGTGCATAGATGTTGTTTACCTCAATCAGCTTTTCTGTCATGGAATAAGTGTGACACAAGGGTATGACAAATTGTGGGATTTCGGCGTGTCGTGATATTGTTGGCCTACCTCGAAAGAGGTGGGGCAGAAACTTCAAGGCGACACTATACGGTGTAGCACCTGACCAACCATAAGTTTTTTATGGGGGGTGGGGGGGCATTTCTTAAAGCTCTTCTACCGGTGTAGTTTTTGGGCATAAAAAAAGAGGGCCACCCGAAGGTGGCCCCATTTCTTGTAAGAGTTATTACTCTTCGTCAATATCCTCTGGATCTGTCCAGAGAGCTGCATCTGTCTTATCGTTTTCTACACGCTGTGCATACTCACCTAGACCCAATGCAGACAAGACAAAGATAACTGCTTGCTCTGCTGGAATATCTGGTGATATTAAAGTAACGATTAAAGCAACTGCTGAAGATACAAACGCTGCAACTCTAGCAGGGTGACGATGAATTAATGATTTGATCTTTTCCATTTAGTCCTCCTTTGGACTTGGTACTTCACATTTCTGTGGGTTCCGATTCTTCAGACTTTGAATTACAGCATCTGGAGAAGAGAACACTTTCTTTTTTGTCCAAGGGAACCAAGAGCTTTTATCGTTCTCATGCTTTGGATCGATGGAGATGTGCATATGTTTTGAGTGTGGGTTTGATCCGGTATACCGGCGGTCTCCCTCACTTGCTCTGGCACGAGTCCAGATCTTGCTATCGAAGATTAAGTAGGCAACCCTTTTGTCATCCTTAAACTTCTGAAACAGTTCATGACAGTCTATCCCAGACTTTGGGTCATGGGTTAAATCGACTGCGTGTCCTGTGTTGTGATCAGAATTAGGGCTGGCTTTTAGGTGGGCAGCAGAAGGCAGGAGCCCATCGCTGGCCTTGTTGCGTTTCGGAAAAAGTTTGGTTGCTTGTCGCAGAACAGCAAGGGCAGCAGGTGTGGCTCTCTTGGCAACAGGTTTCATTTATAGCTTCCTTATCCATACTTGGGATCCTGTATCTAGTAGTTCGATCTCTTCCTTAAGAAGGGTCAGAAA